GAGTGTTTGCGGATGAAATTCCATTTGAGGAAAGAAGCTTGAATCCTGCTACAACTTACGTTGTGTATGAGAATAGTATATCTGAAAAACCAGTTGCAGGAATCACATATTATTCAGTATTGGATGAGGAAAATGTAGTTATTGGAACTAAGGTTTATGTGTATACTGAGTTTGGACTCCATATTATAATTACTGATAATGATGGACTGGTTGTTAACAGTGGGGATGATAACACTTTCACTCCATATGATGTTGGTGGTGTACCTATTATCGAATATCCGAACAATATGTGGAGACTCGGAGATTGGGAACTATGTATAGGTCTTATGGATGCAATTAATGGTCTTCATAGTGGTAGATTAGATGATATCGACCAAGTTATCCAATCACTGCTAGTATTTATTAATGCTGACATTGATACTGATGGTTATGATGAGATGCGAGAGCGTGGACTTGTACTTCTTAAGAACAATACTGGAAATCCAAGTTCCGTTGAATCCATCTCCAATACACTAGACCAAGCAGGAATGAATATGTTCTCTGAGGAATTAAAAGGTATGCTCTATGCATTAGTTGGAATCCCAGATAGAAATTCTCGTTCTGGTGGTGGCGGTGATACTGGACAAGCAGTTGAACTAAGAGATGGATGGGCAGATTTGGAAGTTGTTGCTAGGAATAAAGAATTGGTGTTCAAGAAGTCTGAGAAACAAGCACTTAGAATTATCCTTAAGATAATGAATAATAAAATGGGTATTAATCTATCATTATTGGATGTTGATATTAAGTTTACAAGAAATAAAAACAATAACCTTATGATTAAAACTCAAAGTTATATGAATCTATTAGCTACTAAAACAATATCTCCTGCTGATTGCTTGACTATTGTAGATTTAGTTTCTGATGTAAATGAGTTCATATCAAGAGGAGAATCATTTTGGGGTGAGAGGTTTGCAGGAAATGAGCCAATACCAGAGCCTAGTAAAACTGAGGTAATACCTCCAAATGATGAAACTACTGTAGTTGAAACACCAAAATAATAACAAATTTGTAAGGTTGGAAGAAAACTTCCTCCCTTGCGAATAATATTGGAAAGAATTAGTTATAATGTATATGAATAATAATGTGTTGGACAAGCAATTGTATGACATGGTATTGAGGAGGAATTATTAATGGCAGAATTTACACAAGAACAGATAGATAAAATGATAGCTGATAAAGTGGCAGAAGCTAAATTAGGATTATTCTCAGAGGAAGATGTGGTGAAAAGAGTTACATCCGAATCGGACAGAAGAGTCGAGAGTGGTATCCAGAAAGGTTTGGAAACCCAAAAACAAAAGTGGGAAAAAGAGTATTCTGATAAAGCAAATTTAACTGCTGACCAACTTGCCAAGAAGGACTTTGAAACTAAACTTGGGGATTTAACCGCAAGAGAAGTAGCAATGATGAAGAGGGCAAATAATCTTGAAGCAAGAGATATGCTTACAGAAGCACAAATCCCAAAATCACAATATGATAAGGTAATAAATATGCTTGTGTCAGATGATACAGATATCACTAAATCTCAAGTTCAAAATTTCATAGATATGTTCTCGGAGAACAAAACTGAAATTGAAACGAGAATAAGAAGTGAATATAGCACAGTGCCAAAGCCAAATGGTGGACAAGGTAATGCCGATGCAATAACTAAAGAGTCTTTTAAAGCTTTGCCATATAGTGCTAAATTAAAATTAAAGCAAACTAGTCCAGAGATTTATAAAGAGTTTATGAAATAAAAATAAAACGATAAAGGAGACAAAATATTATGGCAGGAACAAATTTAAGCTTTCCCTTTGATTCAGAAATATTCAACTACGATTGGAAAAATACACCAGACTTAGTATTAACATCAATGCTTGAAAGTGGTGCGGTAGTAAATGACTCAGAAATATCACAAATGATTTCTAATGGTTCAAACTTTTTCACAGTACCATTCTACAACTTACTAGAAGGAACAGAGGACGTATACAATGGTGCTACTGATTTCACTGGTGGAGAATTAAGCGGTGGAAGTTACAGTGGTGTGGTTTATGGCAGAATGGCTAAATGGTCAGCTAAATCATTCATAAAAGATTTCAACAGTGGGGCAGACCCTATGGCTCAAATTGTAACTGGAGTTGCTAAGTTTTGGATAAAGGCTAGACAAACTAGATTACTAGGAATACTTGGAGCAATCTTTGGTATTACTGGAAATGCAGAATGGTCTAAGCATATTACTTCAATGGTAACTGCTACAACTTCTGCTGATGATACTAACAAAATTGGAATCACAACTATAGAAGATGCTTGTGTAAAAGCTTGTGGAGATAACTCTCAAGACTTCTCACTTACTCTTATGCACTCAATAGTGGCAAACAGATTAGCGAATCTTCAATTACTAGAATTTAGTAAATATACAGATGCTAGTGGAATAACAAGAAACCTTCCAATTGGAACAATCAATGGTAAAACAGTAATCATAAATGACCTAGTACCAACTAGTGTAAATGCTACTGCTTCTGCTGAGACAGATTATGTAACTTATATACTTGGACTTGGAGCAATCAGATATGCTTCCGCACCAGTAGATATTCCTTCTGAAATGGATAGAGACCCTAATAAGAATGGTGGGGTAGATATGATATACACTAGAATGAGAGAATGTATTTCCCCTTATGGCTTCTCTTACAAAGGTGATGTAACAACTGACGTAGGTATTCCAGATGTAGGATTATTTGCAAGTGCTTCATGGGAAATTAAAATGCCAGTAAAAGGTATATTAATGGCTAAGGTAGTAACAAACGGTTAGTAAAAAAGGAGATGCTTGAATGTATATTTATCAAAATGGTAAATTGTATCTTCAAGAAGGTGAACAATTAGTCGGAGTTAACATTGACTCCGACAAAGTTGTATCAGTAGAAGGTTCACAGACAATCTTAGCTGATGACTTTATGAGTCTAACTAGTTATGAAGTGCGATGTAAATTTCAATTACACAGAATACCATATGTATTCCCAATAGGTGAGGTGAAGAAGGATGAGCCAGTTAGCAAACCTAAAAGAAGTCCTAGGAAACACAAATCTGAGTGATGCACTACTCCAATTTTATTTGGATGATGCAGGGTTAATTATTTGTGAAATGAGGAATAGTGATATTGTTGAAAAACAGTATTTGACTATCCAAGTAAAGATTGCAATGGATGTAATTAGTAAACGAGGAGCGGAAGGTCAAATATCTCATAGTGAAAATGGGATTAGTAGAATGTATGAATCTGCTGACATTTCTCCAAGGTTAATTAATCAAATACGACAAATTGCAAGAACACCTTTCTCTGCAGTACGAGTCATCGTTGAGGAAGTGATTATATGAGAAGTTTAGAACGTAATATGCAGAATCTATGGTTAATTTCTCCTACAACCTATGTTCCACTTTTGGATAGTGAAGGTTTCGATACTGGAGAGACAACTGTAGGATATTCTACACCAATAGAAATTGCAATTAATATATATCCATCTAATGGAAGAATTGTTCAGCAAATATTTGGAAATGATATATCACTTGATTTACTTGCTCTTAGCACTGATATTGTATTGGATAAAAGGTCATTATTATTTTTAAATGAGCCTACTAGTAATTTTGGGACAACCTATGACTATGAAGTAACACATATAAAGCATAGTATTAATAGTTATAATTATGGATTAAGGAATAGAACGTAATGGGATATACACCAAATGTTGGTTCTGGAACAAACAGACCTTTCGTACTAGATTTGGATATTAATAGGATTCAAGATGGAATATACCATTATGAGAGGTATATAGATGCAGTTATTAGAGGTATTGAAAAGGGCGAAAAGGAATTAGCTGATAGATTAGAGGATAAGCTTATAGATAATTTAATCTTATATGGTTTGTTGGACACTTCAATAGTAAATGATATTAGAGTAAAAGTAGCAGGAAATGGAATATCACTATCCGTTGGAAGTAAGTTTGCATTATACGTTGAATATGGTACTGGTATTGTAGGTGCTAACAATAGTCATCCGAGTCCCAAGGGTTGGGTGTACGATGTAAATTCCCATGGAGAACAAGGTTGGATGTATCCTACAAATGAATCAGACCCAAATCCAACTAAGAAAATGCATGATGGACAATGGTATGCTTGGACAAAAGGACAAAAGAGTAAACCTTTCATGTATAACACATGGTTATGGGGTAGGCGAAGTGCTACTCAGATAATAAGAAAGAATATGAGAGCCGAAATAAAAAAGGTGAAGGGGATTAAATAATGATAATAGATATTGGAAATGAAGTCTACACAAATCTAAAAGCAAGTTTAGTTGGAATAACAACCTTCACCGCTTACCCAGATACAGAGCCGACATTTCCTTGTGTAGTATTTTCAGAATTAACTAACACATCCAATGAGTCAACAGTAGATAGTGGTGGTGAAAAGTACAATGATATATCCTTTGAGGTAAATATATTCTCCAATAGTCACGCTAAATTGACAGAAATCAAAACTATAAGAAAATTAGTGGATGATGTAATGTCTAGTGGATATAGGATGAATAGAAGTTTTGCAAATCCCACTCCAAATTACTTGGACACTAGTGTAGAAAGATACACATTAAGATATGATTTCACAGTAGACGAAAATAAAAAAGTTTATAGGAGGTAATTAAATGGCAATTTCAACCGCAGTAACTAGCTTAAATTACAAGTTAACTGACATTGGAGAATACGGAAAATTAGTAGATATAATCAGTTATCCAGATATGGGCTCAGCACCAAGTAAGCTTGATACAACTGACTTATCAGCATCAATATTCAAAACAAGCATATTAGGATTACAAGATGCTCCAGATTTAACTTTTGAGTGCAATTATGATGAAGTTAAATTCAACGAAATACAATTGCTAACTGCATCAAATTATTTCTTCGAGTTAGTATTTGGAACTACTGATGGCAGTTTTACTTGGGAAGGTCAAGTTAAGATTTACGCTAATGGTGGCGGAGTAGATGAAGTAAGAAAAATGACAGTTATATTATCCGCATCCACACCAATAACATTCGTATAGAATAAGGGGGAATAAAATATGGCAATATCAACTGCAATAACTACTCTAAAGTTTTCAGCAACAGATGGGGGAACGTATGCCAAACTGGTAGACATTATAAGCTATCCAGACATGGGTTCTGCTCCTAGTAAGTTGGATACAACTGATTTATCAGCTAGTGTGTTCAAAACATCAATACTTGGACTACAAGATGCCCCAGACTTAACATTTGAATGTAATTACGATGACATTGCTTATGCAACTATAAGTGCAATGACAGGAACGTACTTCTTCCAGTTAGGATTTGGAACAGGAGATGGAACATTTAAGTGGTCTGGTCAAGTTAAGATTTACGCTAATGGCGGTGGTGTTGACGAGGTTAGAAAAATGACAGTAGTTCTTTCAGCATCAAGTCCAATTACGTTTATATAGTCTGAGGAATATATATACTAAATTAATCTAAAAATGGTTATTATGTTTATGGTGAGGTACTTGAAAATACCTCACTAAAATAAAATTGTAGGAGATGGTCGGATTGAATATTAAAATAAAAGGTAAAGACGTAGAATTGAAGTACACATTCAACTCATTTAATTATATGGGAGAGTTTGATTTAAAAGGTATTGAGGAAATGGAAAATAAACCATTTAAGATTGTACCGATGTTACAGATACTTTTAATGGGTGCAGTTAACTCTAGTGTTAAACAAAAGTTCTCACTTGGAGATGTACAAGCTTTCATTGAGAAATATATGGATGAAGAAGAATCCATAACAGATTTACTTGAGACATTAATGACATTACTTCAAGAGTCACATTTTTTCAAGTCACTTCAAAAGAAAACGAAGTAGAATCACCTACCGCTTTTGGAGATGTGAATGAACAATCTAATATGAAAACTTCCTTCATAGATAATATAAATGATGTAGTATTGCCAAATGCCTTAATGATTGGTGTTGATTATGAATTATTTTGGACATTAAATCCGAAATCATTATCACCTTTCGTTAAGGCTTTTGCTTTAAAACAGACTTATGATGATGGAGTGGCATGGCAACATGGAATGTATATTAGAATGGCTATTGGTAGTGTAATGAGTAAAGGTTCTAAATATCCACCTAAACCTATGATGTCAAAAGATAAACCTAAGAAAATTGGTATGTCAGCCGATGAAATTAAATCAAAGGTTATGGAACAAATGGGTAAAATAAATGCTAAGTTTGGAAAGGAGGTTAAATAGTGAATGAGGATTTATTAATAAATATACAAGCCGATGCAAGGGGATTGAGAAGTTCACTACGAGGTGCAAGTTCTGACTTAAATGGTATGGGTAAGGCTATGCGAGGATTGAAAACTGCGGTAAGTGTAGCTAAGATGTATGCACTAGGAACTGCGATAAGTTCAGCTATAAAATCTTCACTAGATATGATTGAAACAGTGAATCTATTTAATGTTGCTATGGGTGAGATGGCTGAGTCTACGGATTTGGTTATCCAAAAGATGTCGGAAATGTATGGATTAGATTCTACTAACCTTAGAAATACAGTTGGTACGTATGGTCTATTAGCTAGGTCTATGGGTATGGCAGGAGACCAAGCACAAACTCTTTCTGTAAATACTACAAAATTAGCCATAGATTTATCATCACTAACAAATGTTCCAATTGACCAAGTAATGAAGGATTTGAGGTCTGGTTTAGTTGGACAATCTGAGACAGTTTATAAGTATGGTATTGATGTAACAGAAGCAGGAATTAAGGCAGAAGCTATGGCACAAGGTATTAATAAGTCAGTGAGGAATATGAGTCAAGGTGAGAAAATGGCACTTAGGTATGCTACTATGATTCGTATGTCTGGGTTGGCTCAAGGTGACTTTGCCAAGACTATAATGACTCCTGCAAATCAATTAAGAATACTTGGAGAGAGATTCCAGACTCTATCTAGGTCAATAGGTAGTATGTTCATTCCGATGTTGGAAAAGGTATTACCATATCTAAATGCATTGGTTTCTATTTTAATTGAACTTGCTGATAGGGTAGCAATTTTCTTTGGATACGAGCCACCAGAAGTTAAGAATGGTGTTACTAATTCTATGGGTGGTCTTGGTGATAATGCAGTTGATACTGGTAAGAAAGTTGATGGTACAACAAAGGCTCTTAAAGAAATGAAGAAAGCTACTATGGGATTTGATGAGTTAAATATATTACCATCAGCTACCCCAGACACTCCAGATAGTGGCAGTGGTGGTGGTAGTGGTGGTAGTGGTGGTGGTGGAAGTATATTAGGTGGAATGAAAATGCCATCATATGATAACTTGATGGATAATATAAAACCAGTGATAGATGAATTAAAAAACAAAATGATTCCTTATTTAAAAACTGCATGGGAAATTGCGAAATGGCTAGGACTTGCATTTTTAGCTTGGGAGATAGCAGGATTTATAGTTGCTCTTAAACGAGGTAGTGAGTTAGCATTGGGATTAAAACGAACAATGCAATTGATTAACTCACAAGGGTTATTTGGTGCTTTGAAATTAATGTCTCCACAATTGATATTGGCAGGAGCAATTTTACTAATACTAGGTGGAATATATCTTGCATTTGGAACTATAAAAGATATACTTGCCGAAACAACATTCTCATTTAAAAACTTTGCTAAGATAGTTGGTGAAGCAATATTAATAGTTGTTGGTGTATTATTACTGCCCGTTTCCACTATGGTTGCAGTTGTAGTTGGAATAGGACTTGCTCTAGGAATTATGGGACTCTATATTTATAAATATTGGGATGAAATAAAAGCTTATACTGTGAAAGTTTGGGGTAAATTTAAAAAGTATTTCTCAGACACATTTAAAGATATTAGTAAAGCAGTTTCCGATGGAATACAAGATGTTAAAAATTTCTTCACCGATGGATGGGAAAGTATAGTTTCGTTTGCAACCGATACAATACCAAACTTAGTCGGAGATGTCGGAGATTGGTTCGGTGATATGGGTGATAATATTAAAGATACTATGTCAGATGCAGGAGACAATATTGGAGATTGGGCAAAGGATACTGGTAAGTGGTTTGGTGATGTATATAAAGATATAAAATCCTCAATGGGTAAATCACTAGATAGCGTTGTTAATTGGGCAAAGGAAACCAAGGATAAAATGGCAATTGCTATTCCAGAAATAATAAAAAACATCAAGAATTGGTTTGGCGAACTTCCAGATAAAATAGCATATGGTCTTGGATTCGCATTAGGTACTATTGTAAAATGGGCTATAGATGTATATGATTATATAACAGAAAAAGTACCAGAAATAATAGCTAAAATAAAAAGTTTCTTTGCTGAGTTACCAGATAAGATTTTTAATGCTATCAATACAGTTGAGCATAATCTATACAAATGGATAAGTAATATGGTCGAATGGATGAACTCATTTTTACCTAGACTAATGAATAGGATAAGAGAATGGTTTGCAACTGTAGGTGGTAGAATACTTGAAGCTATAAATAGTGTTAAGCACGATTTATATAAATGGGTTACAAACATTATAACTTGGCTTGGAGGATTTATACCAAGGTTATATACCAATATAAGTTCTTGGTTTAGTCATGCTGTTGATTATGTGTACACTGCATTGAATGGTGTGTATCATAAATTATATAAATGGATAAGTAATATTATAAGTTGGCTTGGAGGATTTATACCAAGGCTATATGACAATATAAGTTCTTGGTTTGGTAGAGTTAAAGATTATGTATATAATGCATTGAATGGTGTTAAATCTAAAATAAAGACATGGGTGGATAATGTAAAATATTGGTTTAATAGATATCTCCCAAGTGCCATAAATGGTGCGGTTGCTTGGTTTAAAGGACTTCCAAATAAAATATATCAAGCCATGAGGGATGTGTGGTATACAATATATAAAATTGGAACTTACCTTTTAGATGGTATTATAAATGGTCTCGCAGGATGGTATTATAAGATTAAAGGGTGGAGTAACAGTTTTATTCGTGGATTCAAAAGAGCATTAGGTATTCGCTCACCATCTACAGTTATGCGAGATGAAGTTGGTCATTATCTTGGAATGGGGATAATGGTAGGTTTGGATGAAACTACCAATGATATAATAGGAAGTGCGGATGGAATAGCTAATGGAATCCAAGGGGCATTTACTGGAATAAAATTATCTCCAGATTATTCTGACTTAACCGCAAATGACATGATGACTCAATCTACAATAGGTGTTGCTGAAATTCAAGGAAATTATACTGCAACACAAACTATGACCGCTAGTGACAATACTGATTTCACAGATGCAGTATATGAGTCAGTTTACACCGCAATATCTTCCGCTATGAAATCTGATGATAACAAACAAGATGTTGTAATGAAAATAGGTTCAACGGAACTTGGAAGAGCAACAATTAGTAGTATAAATAAAATTACGAAACAAGAGGGAAAATTGGCATTAAACATTTAGAAAATGGTAATTATATAGATAGAGGTGTAGTGATAGATGCTCACCTCTTTCTTTTATAGAAAGGAGGGACAAGCATGGCACTATTAACAATCGGTGGTGTTGCACAAGCTACACCTAGTAAAATGGAAGTAGGTATAAATGATATAGATGGTGATTCAACAAGAAATGCAAATGGTGATTTAATACGAGATAGAATTGGAACTAAGCGAAAGATTGAACTTGAGTTTCCACCATTGTCACAATCTAAAATATCTACACTTCTATCAGCAGTTTCACCAGTATTCTTCTCAGTAACATTTCAAGACCCACTAGGAGGAATGATGACAAAGACAATGTATGTTGGAGACAGAAAAGCACCAATGTATAGATATGGAAACGGAACAAGTGATTTATTATGGGAAGGTTTGAAAATGAATTTTATAGAAAAATAAAGGAGGTTGACTATGTATAATGTATCCCCTGCATTTTTAACGAAGGTAAAAGAAGGTAGTAGAATAACATCAAGTAAAATTGGAATTGGAAGTGGAACTATACCGCCAGTATTTATTGGAACTGATATAATTGTAGATTTTGAAGTTGAGAGTTCAATTGGTAGTAATAATATGCCAAGTATTGGTAGTGTGGTATCTAATAAATTAACACTTCAACTATTGAATGATGATAGTCTTCCGACAGTTTTAATCGGAGTTCCAATAAGACCATTTGTAGCAATAGATGTAGTTGGAGATGGTTCATTTGAATGGATTGAATTGGGATGGTTTTACGCTGATTATAGTGATGTAGAGAAAACTTATAGTATGATAACAATATCCGCACTTGATATAATGGCGAACTATGACAGAGTAAGATATGATAGTGCATTAGTTTTCCCTGCCACAATACAATCGGTAATGGCTGAAATGAATACAAATTATGGTATAACTTTTGCAACACAAACATTACCATCTGTATCATTAAAAACCCTTCCAACTAATACAGTGAGACAGACTATTGGATTAATCGCATCATTGATTACTAGAAATGCAACCATCAATCCTATCGGAGAAGTTGAATTTAAAAGTTTGACATCTACTGGATTCACATTAGATGGAGATAGTTATATTGACTTTAAATTGAAGTCTGATGCTATCATAAAAATATCACAATTAAGTACAGTAACAGATGAAGAATCAACTCCTATAATAGTTGGGGATAGCACTGGATTCGCATTAGAATTTGATAATGTAAATATATTGGATAGTGCGGAATTACAAACTGTATTTGATAGACAATTTCCATTAAGCTATTATGCTTATGACATGAACTCACAAGGTATGCCACATATCCAAGTTGGAGATATAATCCAATTAACGGATATAGAGGGTGTAATTAGAAATCTGAATATTATAAACCATAAGTTAACTTTTAATGGTGGATTAAGAAGTAATTTCACAGTAGATGCACCAACGGAAGAAAAAACTGTTGTTACTGTAACTGGCACATCCCAATTAAGCCAAGCAATCGCAAGGTCATATAAAGATTTGATGGTTGCTATGAATAATGCTACAGAGTTAATAACTGGTAATCAAGGTGGAAATGTAATTGTAGTAATGGATGATTTAACTGGTAAGCCAAAGGAACTTGTATTATCTGATACAGATGATATAAATACCGCTCAGAAAATCTGGAGATGGAATTCATCTGGATTAGGTTTTAGTAACACTGGATACGATGGGACATATGGATTAGCAATAACTTCTGATGGTCGCATTGTAGCTGATTTCATTAACACTGGAAACTTAGATGCTGATAAGGTTAATATAACAAATCTTGAGGTTGGAGTAAATGTATTAATGGGTGCAAATGCAACAATAACTTGGAGTAATTTAAGTCTAGATTCACAAACTAATCTTAAAGGTGAAACTGGAGATACTGGATTGAGCGGTGGTACTGGTGAACAAGGTGTTCAAGGTATTCAAGGAACTATTGGTGATATAGGTTTAACTGGAAGTCAAGGTATTAAAGGTGATAAGGGTGATACTGGTTCACAAGGAGTACAAGGACTAGTTGGAGATGATGGAACACAATATTACACTTGGTTAAAATATGCTGATAGTCCAACTACTGGAATGAATGATTTACCAACTGGAAAGTTGTATATGGGTATTGCATTAAATAAAACAAATCCAACTGAATCAAGTATATATACTGATTATAAATGGTCTTTAATTAAAGGTGATATTGGTAACACTGGTGCAACTGGTTCTCAAGGAGTAATAGGAGTCACTGGAAACCAAGGTATTCAAGGTGTTCAAGGGGTAATTGGCTCAGATGGTATCAAAGGGGACAAAGGATTTACTGGTGATGTTGGTAATGATGGTTATACTCCGATAAAGAATACAGACTATTTTGATGGTGATAATGGTGCTAAGGGAGACCAAGGAATTATTGGTGACACTGGTTCACAGGGAGTGCAAGGAGTTATAGGTAATACTGGTGGACAAGGAATTAAAGGTGACATTGGTAATACTGGAGGTGTTGGTGCAACTGGTTCTCAAGGACTTAAAGGTAACATTGGTAATACTGGTTCTCAAGGTGCTAAAGGAGATTTAGGAAATACTGGTGGACAAGGTGTTAAGGGTGACTTGGGTAACACTGGTGCTAGAGGTATACAAGGGATTCAAGGTGGTATAGGGGCAACTGGTGATGATGGTGTAACAACTTATACTTGGGTAAAGTATGGTACAACTTCAACTGGTGGCACAATCTCAGATTATCCAAGCGGAAAAGATTATATTGGTTTTGCCTATAATAAAACTAGTGCTACAGAATCTACTAATACTTCTCTTTATAAATGGTCTTTGATAAAAGGTGCAACTGGTAATACTGGCTCACAAGGTGTACAAGGTGGCACTGGGGCAACTGGTTCTCAAGGTGGTCAAGGTATACAAGGGTTCAAAGGTGACTTAGGTAATACTGGAAGTCAAGGTGTCAAAGGAACAACTGGGAATACTGGTTCGCAAGGAATTAAAGGTAATATTGGAAACACTGGTTCACAGGGTGTAATAGGTGTTACTGGAGCAAAAGGCACAACTGGAAATACAGGAAGTCGAGGGATTCAAGGTATCCAAGGTATTCAAGGTAACCAAGCCAATTTACCATCATATATAACGTCAACTAAGATTACTGCTACAACAATTGAGAGTCCAACTCTTACTGGTGGAACAATTAGTGGAACAGTTATTAATGGTGTAACAATAAATGGTGGAACAATAAATGGTGGGAATGTAAATATCGGTGGAAGTGTCGTGGCAAGTCAAGGTTTAATGATGGTAAAAGACGTAGATGATAATGTTATACTTTCTATTGACCAAAATGGTTTATTAGCTAAATCTGGTAAACTACAAGTTATTGCACAGAGTCCAACAGGTACAGAATATTGGGGTTTATATTCACAAAATACAACAATGGGTTCTCAATCCATTATATGTAAATCGGCAACAACCAGTCACAATTATGAATCAGAATTGAGTGCATATAATGGATTACTTTTAAATGGATTTCAAGGAGGAACTGGTGGTGCAATGTACCACTGTAGGATATGGGCAGATTTAGATGGTCAAGATTCAAATATAACTGCTATAACAGTAGGTAGTGGTTTGAATTTTATAGTTAAGAGTCAGTTTGCCGATAATTCATATCATGTAGGTGAGTCATCAATGAAGCTTCTTCCCGATGGTTTACACGTTCCTACAATTGTAGGTAATGATATATACCTAGGTTCTAATTCTGATGACCGAACATCTAATGCACCTTGGTATGGAATAGGAAGGTCAACCGCACTTTTGACTGGGTCTACTGCTGACCAAACTGCAATTCAAGTGGCAGGATATTGGGGACTTAGACTTAAGAGTGGTGGTCATAATATAGACATTCCAAGAAATGGAGATGTCACTCTAGATGGTTATCTACTTCATAGCGATTCAAAACATTTTAGCATGGAGCTGAATACTGGAATTCCTGGTGGTTTGGGAATATCCCAAGGAGAAATAACCCTCCCTCGTCCCGTTGCTATTTTAGGTTTAAGTGCCACAGTAAAGTCAATGGATGGTTTTGGCTCTCAAGGTAGTTGGTGGAATATATCAGTTTGGGTAATAAGTACCACAAAGGTAGGTTATTATGCAAGAAATGTAGTAAACAGTTATGGTGCTTCACTTCAATGGTATTTAAGAGTAGATGGATATTAAAAAAAAATTAGGAGGTTTTATCAATGGAAAAGACAACGAATTTGAGAATATTAGAGGTTAAACAAGGTGTCATGGATATGATATCAAACAGTAATTTACCTGCAACAGTAATAACTATGATTATTAATGAGGTTAATATAGAGGTTCAAAGACAAACTCAGCAAATAGTTGAGAAAGAACAGAAAGAATTTGATGAAAGTCAAGTAGAAGAAGTGGAAACAGAAATAGTAGAATAATTTGGAAGGGGATATTAAAATCCCCTTTTTAAGGTAAGTATATATTGTAAGAGTAAATTGAAACGGAGGGGTTAATATGGAACAACATGATGTTACATTAAATGCAGGACATGGTGGTAAGGATAGTGGTGCGGTAAATTCAAAGGTTAAGGAAAAGGATATAAATTTAAAAGTTACACTTTATGCAAAAGCATATTTAGAATCCAAAGGTGTAAAAGTAAATTTAACTAGAAGCACTGATAAGTATGATAGTCTAAATGCAATAGTTAAAAAGTGTAATGCATTTGGAAGTGAATTGGTAGTTTCAATCCATCATAATGCAGGAGGTGGAGATGGTTCTGAGGTAATTCATTCAGTATATCATGGTGAAGGATTATTATTCGCAAAAGAGTTAGCTAAACAGTTTGAAGGTATAGGGCAAAATACTCATGGAGTAGGTGTTCGTGATAAATATGCATCTAGTGGACAAGGTGATTACTTCACAGTTATAGGAGGTACTACAATGCCTTGTGTAATTAGCGAATTTGGATTCATGGATACTAAAGATTATGAAGCATTTGATACAGAATGTGAATTGAAAGGTGAAGGAGAAGCAATTGGAAAAGCAATTTGTAATTATTTTGGAGTTAGTTTATCTGAGCCAATTATAAGTAAACCGATAGTTGAGCCAAAATCCAATCCATACACTATTAAGTATCTACAACATGAGTTAAATATCCAATACAATGCAAGATTGAATGAGGATAATATAGCAGGAAAGCTTACACTAGCTGAGTGTCCAACAGTTCGTGTCCATGCTAGGGGTAATATAGTAAGATTCATTCAGCATATACTAGGAGTCCATGTAGATGGTATATTTGGAACTAATACTTTATATAGACTAGTGGTATTTCAAAAGGAACACAGGCTAGGAAGAGATGGTATAGTAGGTCACAATACTTGGAAAGCAATATTAAAAGTATAGGAGGATGATGAAAATGGAAGTTGGAGATAGAGTTGAAGTTAAGTTATCAAAAGATTGGGTTACAGTTCTTAAGATAGTTGAGTTTGAAGATTGTTTTTGTGTTAGTTGTAGGTTAAAGGATTATCGCATAATCGAATTATTTGACTTTGAAATTCATGAACTGAAATAGAGTAATTTTGGGTAATTATGTAGTGAGGAGTGTACCAAATAAGGGGTGATAATTCATGTGGTATTTCTTGTGGTGGTTATAATCCACTATTCTGAAAGTTGAATTTGCTCATATATATTATGGGCATTTTCCTCATGATAAAAAATAAAGTGGGATTTGTTTCCATGAAAGAGGTGAGTTAGAAGTGTCAGACGATATCGTTACTAGAGCAGAGTTTAATGACATGAAGGTGGTGGTGTCTGAAATTAAAACTGGCATTAAGGAGAAAGACAGATATAATGCCAAGGAAATGATGGGGATGCGAGATTCAAAGATACGTACAGAGATAAAACTTGAGTCCATCATAAAATCACAAGAGGTATTTGAGGTTAATCAAACTAAATTAATGACGATTATCCAAGAGATACACGATAAACCATTCATACAATGGAATAAAATTACTAATGCATGGAAAATTGGTATTGGTTTGGCAGTTATTGGGACAGCAGTACCTTATATTTTAGGTAATTATCTTACATTTACTAAAATGTTTGGAAATTAGGAGGTGTTAATATTAATAAAAAGTGGTATATGTCCAAGACTTTAAGGGTAAATTTACTAAGTTTTATAGCAGTTGTAATTCAAATGGTTACTGGAGAGGAATTATTTAGTATAGAATATCAAGCTATGGCATTGACAGTTATAAATGGTTTACTAAGACTGTTGCCAAATGAACAATTGAAACCAATCGCACCAATAGTTAAGAAGTTAAAATAAATATAAGAAGGGATATCCGAAAGTGATGTCTCTTTTTTTTTTTTGCCTACTTTCAAAAATACACACACTACTTTCAAAATAAAACTCACTACTTTCAAAAATATTCGGACTTACTTTCAAAAATACACGCACAGAAATAATGTTAATAAAAAATTAACATTTGAAAAACGTATAAACAATTCTGAATATTCTAAATGTTCTGAATAGTTTGAATATTCTGAATATTCTGTTAATTGACACAATTTCCAACTACTTCACTTCTAGTCACATTAAATCTTACCATACATAATCCCCTTTGTCAAGTTTATCTCATATTATTGAATTGTCAGAATATTCAGAAGATTCGGTTTGTAACTTGTGTGACCAAATGTAACATTGTTGTAATGCTACTCCGACCTTTGATACTCTCATTCCTCTCCTATTATTACTACTATTACAACCTTTTCTAATAAAAAGACTATATAGAATGGTATAGTATATATTTCTATAAGAGAGTTTATAATGCTTGTAACTTGTAACTTGTAACATTTGAAAATCCCTTCTATTATATGCCAAAATTATTGGAAGATTATGTTGACAAATATGGACAAGCTATGTTATAATAAGGTATGAGATTGAGACAGATAAAGGGGGGAGAGAGCAATGAAGTTGACCGATAAGGAACGACAGATAGTAGCAGACAATCATAAGCTTATATTTTGGTACATGAATAAGTACCTAAGTAATAATATAGATGAAAGTGAGTATTATGATTTATTAGCAATTGAGTTATGCCATACAGTACAGAAGTATGACAAGAGTAAAGGCTCATTAGCTAACTACTATAAGCTGAGAGCAAATGGAATCATCTGCAAGGAGTTTAGAAAAACACAAGCAATCAAACGTACCCATATAAAGGTATCGTTATTAGACAATGTTCACGTTACGGAGGATGAATCACTTACTCAATTGGAAACGTATGAGTGGATGGATGGAGAGCATAATGAGATACTTACATTAAAGGCAGATGGTTATAGTCAAACCGAGATTGGTGAGATGTTAGGTGTGAGTCAAAGTTTTGTATCCAAGGTTATTAAGAAGGTAAAAGAAAAATATATGGAAAGTGAGGAAAATTATATTGACAGATAAAGAGATGAGTGATATTATTAGTGACATGGTAATCATTTCCGATACACGAGAACAAAAGAATCAGCACATCCTATCTTATTTGGATGAGAACAACGTACAATATTTAGTGGACAAGCTAGACACCGCAGATTATTCATTCGTACTACCGCATTACCCACATCTTAATTTGGATAGAAAGATATTAATAGAGAAGAAAAACTCGCTTGATGAGATAGCAGGAAATTTTACAAAGGGAAGAGAACGTTTTGCAAGGGAATTTGAAAGGGTACAAGCTGATGAAGTAATTCATTTGGTAATTGAAAATGCAACATGGAGGAAATTGAATGGTGGTTCATATCGTAGCAAGTTTCCGAGCAAGTCATTCATGGCTTCTATATTGACTTATAGTATTCGGTACAATTGTAAAGTATGGTTCGCACAACCTCAAGATAGTCCAAGCATTATATATAACTTAATGAAGTATGAATTATTGGAAAGACTAAAGAGTATAAGAGGTGGTGTATAAATGGTTAAGGTGATATTTGATATCATGGTATTGTTAGTATTTATGATTTTCGTAGCAGACGATATTTTCCTAATATCACATGAAAGAGTTAGTAGAGGAAGAATTTTCATGTTGTTATTAACATCCACTGGTTTGATAATTCATATATGTAATATATTAATTAAATAGTTGAAAGTTATTTTTCAAAAAGTGTTGACATCATAAAATATATACTATATAATGGAGACATTCCCCAAGTGAGGGAAAACAATTAGGAGGAGGAATAGATGGTTGGTGAAATAACTCATAATATGAGTAGAAGTAAAATTTACAAAGTATGGGATAGTATGAAGGGTAGATGCAGTAGACCACATACCAAGTTGTATCGCAGATATGGTGGGAGAGGAATTACTGTTTGTAATGAATGGTTATCATTTGAAGGTTTTTATGAGTGGGTTAAAATATCTCATTATGAGGAAGGTCTTTGTATTGATAGAAAAGATAATGATGGTAACTATGAACCTAATAATTGTCACTTCATAACCAATAAAGAAAATAATGACATTGGTAAAACTGGAATGAGAAAAGACAATAGGAGTGGTGTAGTTGGTGTTCATTGGGATACTACAAACTTCAAATGGTATGTTCAATTTAAAGGTATATATCTAGGAAGGCATAAATTACTTGAGGATGCAATTGAAATTAGAAACCAAGCTGAAACAGAATATTTAGGAGGTATAAATAATGATAGATAACAATGAAATTAAAACTGACAATGATAAGAGTATAAAGGTAACAGAAAGAGTTGAAATTCAAAGGGAAGTTATGGGATTTGAGAAGTTAATGGAGATGGCTAATATGCTATCAAAATCAACTATAATACCAATAACCTACCAAAACCGACCAGAGAATGTATTTATAGCATTGGACATGGCATCACGAATGGGAATTAGTCCGATGGTAGTTATGCAGAACTTATACATCATCCAAGGTAAACCATCCTTTAGTGGAAGTGCAATGGCATCTATGCTAAGAGCATCCAAGGAATTTACAAACGTAGAACTTAACTTTAGTGGAACTCCAAATACGGATAGTTGGGGAGCATTTATAACCGCTGAGAGAAGAGGTAAGGTCATCAAAGGTGCTACAGTAACTATTGCAGTAGCTAAGAAAGAAGGATGGTTAGCGAAGAATGGTTCTAAGTGGTTGACAATGCCAGAATTAATGTTAGGATATAGAGCGTATGCATGGTTTGTAAGAACTCATTCTCCAGAGTTATTAATGGGTATGCAAGTATCTGAGGAAGTTGAGGATGTGTATGAAAAGAAACAAGATGAACAATTAAATCCATATAACAAAGAGGTGAAATAGGAGTGAAAATTCTTGGATGGTATGTACTAATACTATATATCATCATTGCAATCTATATTGCGACTACTAGAGAGTTTAGTTTGTCGCAGTATCTTGTGATGGTATGTATGATAATGCCAGTGATATTATTATCTATATTTGTAGTAGGAGGTTAATGTAAATGGGAATAACAAATGAAACTTACTTTGAGAAAGACGAGTTCTTGTCAGTATCAGCTTATAAGAAATTCAAGAGATGTGAATGTTATGGGATGACAGATTGGGGTTCACCTTCCACCGCCATGATGGTCGGTAGTTATGTGGATTCATATATAGAAGGAACGCTTGAACAATTCAAAGCAGAGCATCCAGAGATAATATCTACTAGAGGTGCTTCAAAAGGTGAATTGAAAGCTGACTTCGTAAAAGCAATTGAGATATGTAAGTATATAGATGCTAATAAAACATTTTCACAGTTCATGTCTGGAGACAAGCAAACAATTCTTACTGGAATTATAGGTGGTGTTCCATTTAAAATCAAGATGGATAGTTACTGTAAAGGAATAGCAATTAATGACTTAAAGGTTATGAGAAGTGTTACTGATAGTCGAGGTGAGTTCTATGACTTCATTACTCCATGGGGATATGATATACAACTAGCTTGTTACCAAGAGATAGTTCGTCAGAATAGTGGTATCCAAGAGCCATGTTATATATGTGCCGTAACAAAGGAAACTCCAATTAACTCGGTAATTATAAATATACCTCAATTCATGCTTGATAAAGCCTTGTATGAGGTGACCGAAAGTATCAAGAGGTACTATGACATCAAGATGTTAAA